GGAAACACTAGCACATCATTTGTGCTTGGTATTTCTATGTCTCAGCCTACTGTGATTGCAGTGCCTGCTAATGGATTTAATCTAAGTGCAGTTGGAACAGCAAATACTTTATATGTAATGCCTGTGGCAGATCAATCATGACAAATCAAGTAGCTTTTACAAATACAACTAACACTGTTCCTGTTAATACTTTCTCTACTCAACCAGTTATAGCAAGTGGATTTGGTACTTCACCCACAATTAAAGGTGTAAGTCCAAATTGTTTTGCTGTAACTGTGGGGTCAGGGGGAGCCGCATCTGGGACACTCACACTACCTCCAGCTCCAAATGGCTGGATGTGTATAGCTAATGATGTTACCAATGGTTCAGGAATATTTTTGCAACAAACAGCTAGTAGCACCACATCAGTCACAATGACTGGTTATGGAATTACCACTGGACTTGCAACAAATATGTCTGCTGGTGATGTAATTGTTATGACTTGCACTGCATATTGATTATGAGTGCTCCTGCCCTAACATCTGACCAAAATATCCTGCCAGTTCAGGCATATTTCAATTTAGATGGTAGTTTTAATACTTTTATAGGGCAAGGACAGCCTTTTTATGCTACTTTGAACCCAGTTCAGAGTGGTCTGACAATCACAAATAGCACAATAAATAGCTCCTCAATTGGACTAGTTACCCCATCTTCAGGTTCTTTTACCAATATTTCAACATCTACAGGCTCAATTAGTACAACTCCAAGTAATCCCACAGACCTGGTTAATAAAAACTATGTGGATATGTTTGTGCAGGGTTATGCAATTAAGGCAGAGTGCCAAGTTGCAACAACAGGCAACATTACATTATCTGGATTGCAGACTATTGATGGCTATACCACTTTGGCAAATGATAGGGTTTTGGTCAAAAACCAGAGCACATCATCACAGAATGGCATTTATGTAGCATCTTCAGGAGCATGGTCTAGATCAAGTGATGCAAACACTTGGAATAGCTTAATTTCAGCCTTTACATTTATTATGAATGGCTCAACTCAGCAGAATTCTGGCTGGGTTTGTACCATTGCTAGTGGTGGAACATTAGGAGTAACTCCAGTGACTTGGAGTCAGTTGGCAAACGCGGCAAGCTACTTTGCAGGCACAGGCTTGACTCTAAGTGCATACACTTTTAGCATAACCCCAGTTGGCACAGCAGGCACTTATGGATCTGCCTCTAGTGTTCCAGTATTTGTTACAAATGCATCTGGTCAAGTTTCATCTGTAACCAATACTACAATTAGTATTGCACCAAGCCAAATTAATGCAACCATCCCTAATTCTGGACTCACAAATTCCACAATTTCAGGAATTGCACTTGGCTCTAATTTGGCTAATTTGACTGCTGGAACTAATATTACTTTTAGTTCTGGCACTACCTACAATGGATCAAGTGCAATAACAATAAATGCCTCTAGCACAATGGTTTATCCAGGTGCAGGCATCCCAAATTCAACTGGTAGTGCTTGGGGTACAAGTTACTCAACCACAGGATCTGGAACAGTTGTAGCATTAGCTACATCACCTACTTTTGTGACCCCAATATTGGGAACTCCTCAGTCTGGGAATTTCTCAACAGGGACATTCACCTGGCCGACTTTCAACCAAAACACCACAGGCAATGCCAATACAGCCACAACAGCTAGTAACTTAGCTGGAACAACTCAATATTCCCTACCTTACCAGTCTGGGTCAGCCACTACAGCCTATTTAAGTCCTGGCACTTCTGGCTCATTACTTATGACTTTGGGGGCAGTTTCTGCTCCTATTTGGGTTGCCACTTCTAGCTTAACAGTTGGAACTGCAACAAATATTGCTAGTGGCACAGCAGGAGCTATTCCTTACCAAACTGGCTCAGGAGCTACTAGCTTTTTAAGCATTGGCACTTCAGGATATGTTTTGACTGCTGGGGCATCTGCTCCTCAATACACAGCTCAGTCTAGTCTGGCAGTAGGAACTGCAACTAATTTGGCTGGAGGAGTAGCAAGCAATATTGTTTACCAAAGTGGAGCAGGAGCAACTGCTTTCTTGGCAAATGGCACAACTGGACAAGTTTTGACCAGTAATGGAGCATCTGCACCTAGTTGGACAACTCCAACTGCCTATGCAACTGTGACTGATGACACAACCACAGCAGGCACAAGATACTTGCTTTTTGCTAACCAAACCAGTGGAAATTTGACAACTGAGTACACCAGTTCAACCAAATTAACCTATTACCCTAGCACTGGATGTATTACAAATGGACTTAATGGAGGTGCTTTCTAATGGAAATCACATGGAAAATATCAGAAATATCTGCTGAAAATGGGTTAATTACCCATGCTAAATACTTTGTAACTTCCACTGAAGATGACAAAAAAGTAGAAACTGAAGGTAATTGGTGGTTTCAAAATCCTGAAATTAAAGTGCCTTTTGAACAAGTCACAGAACAAATGGTGGCTCAGTGGATTGAGGCTGAAACCATGAAGGATGGGATAAATATTATTACCTCAAGACTGCAAGAACAGTTAAAATCCTTGGAAAAGCAAGCTGTAATTCCTCCTTGGATGCCTCAAGTTTTTACACCTAATATCTAAAAATGGCACAAACCAATTATACTCCCATAATACTGTATAACTCTGGTACTACAGGGAATACTCCATCTACTAGCAATTTAGCTAGTGGTGAATTAGCTATTAACTATACTGATGGTAAATTATTTTACAAAGATAATTCATCAACACTTCAAGTAATTGGTTGGAAGACTACTCCTACAACTGCTGGAGGAACAGGATTAACAAGTTACACAGCAGGGGATTTGCCTTATTATTCATCTGGTTCAGCTTTATCAAAACTTGGAATTGGCACAAATGGATATGTATTAGAGTCTAATGGTTCTGCTCCAACTTGGGTTGCTCAATCCACTTTGTCTGTTGGAACTGCTACAAATGCAACAAATACTGCAATTACTGATAACACAAGTTCAAGTGCCACTTGGTATCCAACTATTGTTTCTGCAACAACAGGCAATTTACCACAAACAACTTCTAGTACCAAATTAAGTTTTGTTCCAAGTACAGGAACTTTAACTGCTACTAATCATGCTGGAGCATGGGCAGGCTCAACAATTGGTACTGGTTATGGTGGCACTGGACTCACATCATTTACTGCAAATGGTGTTTTATATGCCTCCAGTACAAGTGCTTTAGCTACAAGTAGCAATCATACTTATGATGGAACAAATGGATATATTGCAGGAAATTGGAACATTGGAGCATCACAAAATGGTGCTAATTTGGATGTTACTGGATTAATAAAAGTAAGACCAGCAAGCACAACTGCTTATGCTATTTCTGTTGGAGCAAGCAATACAACTGGCATTTATCAAAAAATGTTAACAAGTCAATATTTAGGCACAGGATCAACTGTTTATATTGATATGGTTAGTTGGGCAACATATGTTAGAAGTGCTGGTTCAAATCAATATGATATGGCATTGCTTGATAAATCAGGTAACTTATTATTTGATTTTAGATATGATGGAGTTTTGGTTTCAACAATCACTTATAGTTTTGCAGTTGGTGGAACTAATAGAGCAATGTATGTTGATAACTCTGGTAATTTTGGTTACAACTCATCTATTAGAGCATCTAAAAAGAATATTAATCCAATTACAGATGTTTCTTGGTTATTAAAACTTACTCCAGTTACTTTTAACAAAAGAAAACAAGATGATTCAGGAAATTATACAGAAGATGTATATGATGACCTTGATTATGGTTTAATTGCTGAAGATACACAGCCTTTTAATGACAACATTGTTTTTTATGATGATGTAATTGATCCAGAAACAAAACAAGTCACAAAGACTTTAAAAGGTATTCACTATGATAGATTGATTAGTCCTATTTTGGCTTTAGTACAACAACAAGCAACACAGATAGCTAATTTAGAGGCAAGACTTAAAGCGGCAAACATTGCTTAAAGGAAAATAAATGACAACCCCAATAGTAACTTTTTCACCTTTTGCTGGAGCAGGAGCACAATTTTTTGATAATAATGGTGTTCCTTTAGCTGGTGGTTTGTTATATACCTATGCTTCAGGCACAAC